CCATTTACCCTGTGCCTATTAAAGCCTTAGAGTGGCACATTATTTCGGTAGAAACGCTCAATGAAGTGTCAAGCGTCGCTACAGACATGTACTTTCCACCAGGCTATTTACGCGCGTTTCGCTACAACCTAGCGTGCGAGTTAGCGCCTGAGTTTGGTGTAGAACCTTCGCCGCAGGTACAGCGTATTGCCATGTCAAGTAAGCGCAACATCAAGCGCATTAACTTTCCTGGCGACCTTATGGCGATACCTTATCCGATTGTTGCGACGCGTCAACGGTACAACATCTACGCCAATAATTTCTAATGAAAACGCCGATCCTTGGCTCGACTTACGTTGCCCGTTCCGTCAACGCAGCCGATGCGAGGATGGTCAATTTATTTCCAGAGGTAGTGCCGGAAGGTGGCAAAGAACCTGCGTTTCTTCAGCGCTGCCCTGGTCTACTAAACCTTGCTACGATCGGCAGCGGTCCTGTTAGAGGGTTATGGACGTTTTCGTCTGATAACAGTACCGCGTTTGTTGTATCCGGTAACGAACTGTACCGAATCAACACCAGCTACGCCGCTACGCTTATCGGCTCTATTCCTGGCACTGGCCCTGTCAGCATGGCTGACAACGGCATACAGCTATTCATTGCCTGCAACGGTCCTAGCTACATCTACAACGTTGACACCGGCGACTTTGGTCAGATCATAGACCCTGATTTTCCTGGCGCGGTAACGGTTGGCTATATTGACGGCTATTTTGTTTTTAATGAGCCTAACAGTCAACGTATTTGGGTTACGCAACTGCTTGACGGTACGTCTATTGATCCGCTTGACTTTGCAAGCGCCGAAGGATCACCCGACGGTGTGGTGGGTCTTATTGTTGATCATCGTGAAGTTTGGGTGTACGGCACAAGTACCGTTGAAGTTTGGTACGACGCTGGTACGCCCGATTTCCCTTTACAGCGCATCCAAGGCGCGTTTAATGAGATTGGCTGTATATCAGCGTACACCATCGCTAAGATGGATAACGGTCTGTTTTGGTTGGGCGCTGACGCCAGAGGCCAAGGTATTGTCTACCGCGCTAACGGTTACACCGGCCAACGCATCAGTACCCACGCGGTTGAGTGGCAAATTCAACAGTACGGCAATCTTACTGATGCGTTAGCGTACACTTACCAGCAAGACGGCCACAGTTTTTACGTGCTTATCTTTCCCAGCGCCAATACAACCTGGGTCTATGACGTTGCGACAGGCGCATGGCATGAGCGCGCTGGGTGGAATAACGGATCGTTTACGCGGCACCGCAGCAATTGCCAAATGGCGTTCAACAATAAAATTATTGTGGGCGACTATCAAAACGGCAATATTTACGCGTTTGACCTTAACACCTACGCTGACAACGGTCAGATACAAAAGTGGCTGCGCTCATGGCGGGCGCTGCCGACCGGCCAAAACAATCTCAAACGTACCGCGCAGTATTCGATGCAGATCGACATTGAGTCTGGCGTTGGGTTAGATGGTTATCCGCGCACCGAAAACGTCTATTTCATCACTGAAACAGGCGGCAATTATCTAGTGACAGAAACAGGTGACTACTTTATTGAAGAGCAACAACTTCCAGGCACGCAAGGCGCTGATCCTGAGGTCATGCTACGTTGGTCTGATGATGGTGGTCACACATGGTCTAACTACCGTGCATCTTCGGTCGGAAAGATTGGTGAATACGGCCACCGCGTTTGGTTTAGGCGTCTAGGGATGACCATGAAGTTGCGCGATAGGGTCTATGAGTTGTCAATGACTGATCCTGTAAAGACAGCGATTATGGGCGCGGAACTTCTCATAGCGCCGACCAATGCTTAACATCACTAACATACCCGCGCCCCGCGTCAATATTATTGACGAAAAGACGGGCCTTATCTCGCGCGAATGGTATCGATTCTTTTTGAATCTGTTCACGTTGGTGGGGCAGGGCAACAACCAGACAAGTCTTGACGATCTTCAAGTTGGACCGCCCGCGCAAAACATCAACATATTAGTAGCGAACAGCGCTACTGATCTAGCGCCTCCTGCCGTCACACCTATGTCAGTGGCAGACAATCAAGCGCTGCTACCACCGTTTGCCCAACAATCGTTTGATGATAGCCAAGCAGTTTCGCCGCCTTTTGTTGTGCCGTCTGCCGACGATAGCCAAGCGCTGCTGCCTGCGGCTATGCAAATATTCGTTGATAACTACGCTAATTTATCGCCGCCAATCATCCCACCAGGACCAACGTCTAGCGGCACTGTGACTAGCGTTGATGTGTCTGGTGGTACAACAGGCATGACGTTTACGGGCGGGCCTATCACGTCTTCCGGCACCATCACGATGTCGGGTACGCTTGCTGTAGCTAACGGTGGTACGGGGTCAACAACGCTAGACGGCGCTGGCATCGTAACTAAGACCGGCACGCAGACCATCAGCGGTCAAAAGAACTTTACTAGCTATACCAACACATTTCTTGGTACCACCTATGCCACGTCAGACGGCAGTACAAGTTCTAACGCTTACTTTGGTGAAAACAGCGCTTATGGAGTTGTAGCTGGCGTTAATGGTGTCGTGCTAGGTTCAGGGACAACTTATCCAGGATTTGGACGTCTTGTTGTAGATACAACAGGTATACGTCCTTTTATTGATAACACATATAGTTGTGGAAACGTATCTTGGCGTTGGAGTAATGTAGCTACGTATGATTTATCAGTAAGTAACAGAGTTACAAGTGGCACATGGAATGGCTCGGCCATAACGACCGGCTATGGCGGTACAGGTGTCACATCAACGCCGTCTAACGGTCAACTGTTGATCGGCAACGGTTCTGGCTATTCGTTAGCCACATTGACTGCTGGTTCTAACATCTCTATATCGAACGGCGCAGGATCAATCACGATAAACGCGTCGGGGTCCACAGGCGTAAGTTTAGTTGATGTCTCAGGTGGTACGACAGGGTTAACGACGTCTGGCGGTCCTATTACGTCGTCTGGCACGATTACGCTTGGGGGTACGTTAAACGTCGCTAATGGTGGTACAGGTTTAACTAGCACGCCAAGCAATGGGCAGCTTGATATTGGTAATGGTAGTGGTTTTACTCGCGCTACTTTAACGGCTGGTACCGGCGTCAGTATTTCTAACGGCTCCGGTTCCATTACTATTAACGCCACCAACAACGGAACAGTAACTAGCGTTGACGGTAGCGGTGGCTCAACGGGCTTAACACTTACCGGCGGCCCCATCACTACATCGGGAACGTTGACGCTTGGAGGTACGCTTGCTGTAGCTAACGGCGGCACAGGCGCGTCGTCGCTCGCGGGTGCGGGTATCGTCACAACAACCGGCACTCAAACCATCAGTGGTCAAAAGAATTTTACTAGCTACACAAACACGTTTTTAGCTACAACTTACGCCACATCTAATGGTTCTTCCTCTAGCAACGCTTATCTTGGTGAAAGCGGGGCGTATGCTGTTGTAGGTGGCGCCAACGGTGTTGTGTTGGCTAGTGGCGCTACTTATCCTGGCTCATCAATTTTTGCGGGTGACAGCGGCACTTGGCGTTCCACTACAGACAACGTCCGCGCGCTAGGCACGGGGTTGTTTAGATACACCGTGGTCTACGCAACCACAGGTACGATCAATACGTCAGACGCAAATCAAAAGCAGCAGATCAGAGATTTGTCAGACGCCGAGCAGCGCACAGCCCAACGAGTCAAAAAACTCATACGGGCGTTTAAGTGGAACGACGCTGTTGAGGCCAAAGGTGATGAGGCGCGGATTCATTTTGGTGTTATCGCGCAAGAAGTTCAAGAAGCATTTGCCGCAGAAGGCTTAGATGCGTCAAAATACGGTTTGTTTTGCAGTGATACATGGACTACCTCAGACGGCTCTTCACAAACGCGTTTAGGTGTGCGATACAGCGAGTTGTTAGCCTTTATTATTGCCGCACTTTAAGGAATATCATGCCAACTGATTTATCACCTAATCCCAAGCTGCAATTCTTCTCATCAAGCGGGGAGTTGCTGGTAGGCGGCAAACTATACACCTATCAAGCTGGTACAACCACACCGCTAGCGACCTACACCGATTCGACGGGTACGACGTCTAACACCAACCCGATTATTTTAGACGTCCGTGGTGAAGCGAACGTTTGGTTAGGTACGTCAGCGTACAAATTTGTTCTTAAGGATAGCAACGATGTATCGATCTGGACGGTCGATAACATTACGTCTGCCCAAGGTCTAGCTAACGCGGTACAGACAAATCTTACAAACTACATCAATAGCGTTGCAGCGTCTTCAGGGTCTTCTTTAGTTGGTTTTTTACAAGCGGGCGCAAACGCTGTAGCGCGTACGGTGCAAAGTAAAAATAGAGAAATTGTTAATGTTAAAGACTTCGGGGCTGTTGGGAACGGTGTCGCTGATGACACTGTTGCTATTCAATCGGCTATCAATCAAGTATCAACTCGTGGCGGCGGTGAAGTTATATTTGACATGGGTAGATATTTAATTACCTCACGTTTGACCGCCAACACGGGTGTTTTACTTAATGGCTTAGTCCGAACAGACATATCATCAAACACGAACGGCAGTGGTTTAGCTGCCGCAAAGCCAATTATTGTTTGGGGCGGCGTCGCTAACGAAACAATGTACCGTATTCAACCCGCAAACGTAGGCGACTGCGTTTGGGGTGGGGGTGCAGTGAATATTGAATGGGACGGCGCAACCTTGGCCGCGTGTGCTGTTTGGCTTGATAATACGAAATACGCCACATTCAACGGAAAAGTCCGTAACGTTCAATACGCGGGCGTCATTGTCGATTCTACGTCAGGTTCAGTATCTAATTTTTCTATGAAAAATAATATTGAATCGCTAGAATTTATATGGGGTGTAGCCGCTCCATGCCAACCAGCGAATGGTTTACTTTTAGATGGAAACGGTGCGATTGGGACCATACCAAGTACGCAGCAGTTTATTGGCAACGTATCTGGATTGGTATACAACGGCGCTTTAGTTCAGATTGCCGCTACGGATAACGCTCAATTTCAATCGGTTCATGGTGTTGTGCAGGCGGGCGGCTCAGGTTGCTCGATGAAAATTTTAAATGTTGGCTTTCAACCTTCTAATCATACGCTTATCAACTATTGTGTTGGCCCCATCAAACAAGATAACGGTGTGATTGGCACCATGCTTCTTGACTACAACAGCGAAGGCGGGGGTATTGCTCAATTAGCTGGGTCATCTACGTGGGACGGCGATCTAATAGATTACGTCACTGGGGATCGCTACCTGTCTCATAAGTGGGCGCTTCGTGACAAAATCAGCGTAAAAGCGGGTGATTTTGTTGCTGATTCAGGGATGTCTATTGTTGCTTTTGGTTTGCAATGGAATGGTCCAGCCTACAGCGCTTCCGCAGATCAAAAAGCAAGTTGTATCATACCTTCACCCTATTGGTTAAACAATGGAAGTATTCAAAGTATTGAAGTTTTAGTCGGGTCTAACGGAACAAGTGCTGGGAACTACGTCATTACGGTAAGTTTATCGACAGGTACTTCTTCAGCTATTGTTGTAACGCCCGAAAAAACTGAGACTCAAACGTTAGCTGCGGGCGCTCAGTACACCCCAACAACCTACACGTTTACTTTTGGGGGGTCTGCGCTAAGTTTTACTAAATACGATAACATTTTCTTACAAATTACGCGGCTAGGCACAAATGCGTCTGACACAAACACAGACCCTATGATCTTATTAGGCGCGCGTATCATGTATGTTGGTACAGGTCCAGACTCAGTAGGTTCAGGAACTTACTACATTCCTGCGTGGAACTAAACATATAGGAGTTTAAAAAATGACTGTAACTGCAAAAACACTGGCTGAAGGTCAGATTATTCCTAACTCAAATACGACGATTTATACCGCGCCATTAGCTGTGACGACTATCATTGATAAGTTGACTACCGCTAACTATGATTCGGTTGCCCGTGAAATTTCTATCAGTATCGTAGCGTCTGGTGGTTCGGTAGGCGACGCGTACTATATCGGCAAACAAACGCTAGCAGCTAAGGAAACGTATATTTGGCCTGAGGTTGTGGGCCAGATTCTTAGCCCAGGCGATTACGTGTCAGCGATTGCCAGCAGCAACACCGGCGTTAACCTGCGCATGAGCGGGCGTGAGATCACATGATTCATCATCACTTCGGCGCAGGCGTTTACGCTAAAGAGACACGCATACCCGCAGGGTGTGTGCTCGTGCAGCATAAACATAAGTTTGATCATTTGTCGATACTGGCAAGCGGATCAATCGAACTTATGGTTGATGGCGTCCGTTCTGAAGTACATGCGCCTGCTTGTTTAACTATTGAAGCTAATAAGCACCACGGCGTAAAATCATTGACAGATGTTGTTTGGTACTGCGTCCACGCGACCGATTGCAC